CTGACGTTGTGAAGGCAGTAGCACTTTTGGAGGCGCTTAAAGTCCGTGTGATTACGACAGGTGATGCAGTGAAAAGCATTTACCTTGAACCACCACGGAAAAAAGTCCATGATTTACTGAGGGATTTGGAACCCCTTGTACTCATTGGACGTCCAAAAGTGTGTGCACAGGATTTGGAGGCCCTGGAAATGAAGGATGCTAAGCTTTTTCCCGGAAACAACCGCAAGTGGGTGTCCGGTGATTACTCAGCTGCAACTGACAACCTCAACATGGCTGCAACACGCCAATGTGTTGAAGTAATCACGGATTTGCTTGGCATTCCAGGGGACATTGGAATTTGGAATTCCACGTTGTGTGAAACCCAACTTGCGTACCCTCCTGACGTCACCACTGAATTGCTTCCACAACGCAATGGTCAGTTGATGGGTAATCCAATGTCATTTCCTGTGCTGTGTTTGGTCAATTTGTGGTGTTACTGGAAAACAGTTGAGGAGCTCCTCCACAGGGAGGTGGATGTCAATGAGCTTCCAGTGCTCATCAATGGTGATGACATCCTTTTCAAGGCGGACCCTGAGTTCCTTCAACTTTGGACCAAACACATTAAAGCTGTGGGTTTTTCCCTGAGTGTTGGAAAGTACTACGTGCATGAGCACGTAAGTACATTGAATTCCCAAATGTTCCTTAAAACATCAGCTGGTTTTGAGGAAATCAGGTACACCAACACTGGCCTTGTTTACAAGCATGGATTTGCTGGCAGTAAAAAGGCTTGTTACCAGTACCCCATTGAAGCCATTTTTAATGAGGGACTTGGGGGCTGTTGGACTAAGGACCAGTTTTTCAAGCGGTTGCTCAAAAACTGGAGGCCAACAGTTGACCTGGTAACACAGGGAGGATTGCTGAACCTTTTCCTTCCAAGGTCAGCAGGAGGTTTTGGAGTTTGTGGGGATGGGATCCCACACAAAGTGACGGAGTACCAACGTAAGTTGGCTAATTCCCTCCATCAGTTCCAAAACTGGCACCCAATTAAGGCACGTGATTGGCTTTTTACACCAATGCGTGAAAACTTGAATTGTCATTCAAGTTTTGTGTCAACTCCAAACTCCACCACAGCAATTTGGCTTGAGGAAAGCCAGCCCAACCTTGAGGTCCTGCAAGCGAAGCTTCGGGGACAGGGATGCAAGTCGTTGTGTCAAAATCAAGTTGACCACCTTGCTTCCATCCAGGCTTTGAAGTCCCTCATGCAGGAGGCTTTCGATTGTGGCGCCTACCGGACAGTACGCGCCCTTCACTCAAGGTTGAAACCCCTAACCTCAAGCATGCCTTCACCTGATCCTACTGACAACCTTTTTAAGTTTGAAC